CGGGTGATCCTAACCCAAAAAAACCTTGCACGCCCTGAACGATGTTCCCTATTATGTTATTACCATTACCAGAGTTAGGTGACGATGCCTGTAGCTGTGCTTGCGGCTGTGTCGTTGGTTGTTGATTTTGTCCTGTTGCCCATTTCCAAAATTCCTCAGCCTTCTTGGTAGCTAATTGAAACGCGCTGCCAATTCCCGGTATTCCTTGACTTGCAAATTCCCCAGCTTTTTGAATAGCACTACCAATATTTGATGTCCATTTACCAATATTTTCGCCAATAGCTTGAGTAATTGAAACTGCGGTTTTTAGCCCTGCATTCAACAAATTAATGCCGTTAGTTGTGAGATTTACAACACCATTAAATAAGGACTGAATCAACTTAATCAATGATTTAACTAAATTTACACAGGTATTCCATGCCGCAACAATTCCATCAGCGATCGCTTTTGATATATCAATGGTTTTCTGCCAAATATTATTTAAAGTTGGTTCACTGGCAACCCAAATATCAGCCGCGCCTCTAGCACCTGCTTGGATACCACCAACAATTAAATTTATCCCATCAAAAATAAATTTTAACCCGTCAAAAACGACTTTAACTACTCCCCAAAAATCATTAAAGGCAGTAGACATATCCCTGATAATATTCGGGTTAGTTTCTAAATATTTGGTGAAACTTGTTATCCCGTCTAATAATAATTTAAACGCACCCGCTACTAACTCTTGAATAGCTTTATTTAGGGATTGAACCAACTGCGGATTAGCTTTAAAAGTTTCGACTAATTTCTCAGATTCTTTGCGGACATCCTTCATGATTCCGTTAGAAGATGTCAAGCCAGACACAATATCACCAAATGTCTGGACAATGAAATTCATGATCGGCTCAAATGCCACGCCGATTGATTTCTGGAACTGATAAAAAGTATCTTGGACGTTGGATAGACGACCTTCTAAAGTTTTTGCTTTATTCTCCATTGCCCCAAAATACGCCCCGCCCTCAGCACTCATGCGGCGTAAAGCTTCCTCAAGGTGACGAAATTCTAGTTTTCCGTCTGTGGCCAGTTGTCTAATTTCAGATTCCTTTGCCCCTAGCATTTTGGCAAGTTCAGCCCGAAGCTGCACCCCGCGCCCCGTAAATTGGTCAATGTCTTCATTCTGTAATTTCCCCTCAGTCCGTGATTTGGCGTAAACTTCCATCAAGTCGCCAAGTCTGGCGTTAGCACCTGCGGCGACATCACCAATGGTTTTGAGGTCTTTGATAATCTGATCTGGTTTTGCACCGGTTGCTAAGTTTTGGATTGCTGCTTGCTGTAAATCCTTTAGCTCAAACGGTGTAGTAGCTGCAAACTTCTCTAACTTGCCGACAAAATCATCAATTTCTTTTTGATTGCCCTTGAGGAAGGTTTTTAGTGAAGATTCAAAGTTTTGGAAGTCTTTGGTAACATTGAAAATCTCACCCGCGAATTGTTGAACCGCACCCAGTGCCGAACCAACTACACCAGTAATTGAGTTAAACGCCCCAATCCCAGCCCCAACAAAAACACCATTAAAGACATTGCTTAAAATGCCCTTAATCGGCTCAACTGCGTTCTTGAATCTATCCGTGAAAGTTCTCCCCGCGGCCTGTCCGGCACTCGCAGCTTGAGCAGTTGCTTGGTTTAAACCTCCTAGCCTGTTTCCTCCGACACTTCCAAAGGCTTGGTTTATCTGCTTCTCAATACCCTTGGCTACCTGCGTGGCGTAAGCCTTGGTTTGATTCAATTGTTGGTATAGTGCGGCTTGGTTGGCCGTTAGCTGTAGTTCAAGAGTACCAAGGGAAGTCATAGGAATAAACCCGCCTCAATGTTATAGGCATTTGAATGATTTTTCCCTTAAAAAGCTAGGATTAGATCATCTAAAATTGCTATAATCGAATTATCTCATATAAAAAATAGCCATTATTTTCTGATATCCATCCAGAAGATTCGCTATTGTATCTGTGAGCATGGATTTTGTAGCCAGGATTTTTCGTTAATGGTTCAGTAATAAAACTGGGGTCAAACCAGATTATTCGGTTGTTGGGTTGAATGGCGAAACAACCGTTATCAAGTTTTAAAACATGGCCACATTTATGTTCGCTTGGATCTTCCGCCCAATCTCCACCAACCCAATCAATTGTGAACATATACTCACCGTCATACCATTTTCCATCTTTGAGAATGGTTTTACAACGTAGTTCGGAAAGGTAGGAATAGGCGATCGCACATGGCTGATAACTCAAGCAATCCCACAATTGCAACCAATCTAATGGTAGTTGCTCGCAATCTTCTCTCCAAGCGAGAGCATGAATTGGGACTCTAGCAAATTGCGCTCCCTGGTTAGTAACTAAATTAAACCCAACTGCCCGACCAGGAATAGAAGTCATGCCGAATACCCGGACGGGTACGCATCCTGTTTGCTGTAAATCCCAATCATAAAGAAATGACTTGTTAATAAAACATTTGAAGTGGGGGATATCTACATTGAAGGTCATGTGCGATCGTAAAATAAAATCACCATTGTAACAACAAAACCGCCACTTGTGTAGCGGTTGTTGCGACAGTCATACGACTATCCCCTAACCCTGCTTTAAATTCATCAAAAATTGATACATGACTTGATTGTGTCTCGCGTCAGCTAAAGCATTATGCTCACCAGATTCTTGTTTTGGTAGTTCAGGATTACCTAAGTCATCACACAACTGCTTGATGTCTTTTGTGTACATAGGAAATCCATTTGGCAATGCAATCATTGCCCCAAATAATTGGCAGAATACGACATGATCGTAATCTGCATAGTAACCCCATATTTCAGGCTTTGCTCTACCAATCCCTAAGCTGTATTTTGTTTTAGTCTTTGAATGATAAGCAAACACCTGGGTTGCTTGCATTAACCTGATTAGCCAAATTGGAGATTGAGATTGAATTTTTAGTAGAAATTTATTCCATCCGGTTGGTTTTACTGATTCTACTTCACCATAGCAATAGAAGAAATTAGCAACTTCTTCCGCTATCTCAGCCTTCGTTTTCCATACTTTTGATTCCTCCCAAAGACGTGGTGAAACCTCAATAGGCAACGGATCTTTGGGAGGTAACTTAGAAATTACATTATTCTTTACCCATTGGGATGCTTTAGTTAAATCACAATCCCTATTGACGGCATAAAATTCTCTGCCATCCTCGCAGACAATCCCTATAGATATCAATGATATAGTCGTTCCGTCCTCTATAAATTCTGTGTCTAGAAAATATTTGGTCATAAATGTGATCCGCAAAATAAAAGAAGTGTTGTAAATCTAACACGCTATTTAACTAATTTCTCAATCTCTCCCTCAATATCTGCAAATGCCCCAAGCACACGGGGAGGAAGAATACCAATGTCGCGCAACTCAATATAAATTTGTGCTGTTTCCCGCGACATTGGTATTTTCTGCTTTTGCCCCTGTTCCGTATCTGGAAATGGCAAGAAGTCTTGTAATGTCGCTTTCTCAGAGAACGACGCGCCAATTTTAGCGATCGCACTTGATTCTAAATTGGTGTGCAATTTGTACTGACGGTACAAACTTTCCACCATTTCCCGAATTACCCAACAAGGGACGCGGTGGAAGTTTCTTCTGTGATAACTGGGGTCTGTGACTCCAAAATACTGGATGGTGTAATAGGACTCTCGGTAGAACTCACGTTCTTTTTCCGTGAGCTCTTGGTACTCTTGAAGCCTTTTGATTGCTCCCCCAGCGTTACTTCCTCTGGTTCTTGTTCAACTGTAAATATTGGCAATTCCGCCCATTCCCTCTCTTCGCCTAACGTGAATGAGAATAATTGTGAGTATAAGTTTTGGGGAAGTTTGCGGACAATTTGACGGATAATATCATCTCTGTTTTGATCAGACATCCATCTTTCTTCGGGAACTGCCATCAATTGAGAGCATTTTTCCTTGTCAGGCGAACAGCGGAATGATGCTTTGAGATTATCAATATTAGCCAATATCCAATCAGGCGCAAGTCGTGATTTTAAAATCATGATTGCAACTTCCTGAGATTGTCGCTCAACCATCATTTCAGGCTTTTTAATTCTACCTAGTTCGTTGCGGTAGTCAATCGCAAATGTAAGCAATCGGTCTATTTCTTCCTCAGTTTTACCCGTGTTTCCTTCTAAAGTTCTGCGAATTAAACCAATTGCTTCTTGTTGGGAAATTTTTTCTTTCTCAACAACAATATCTGCAATTTCCGCCAATGGAGCAATTTCTTGGAATTGCACATTACGGATTTTATCTGCCATATAATCTTTTTCTTCTGGGTTTAATCCGCCCATTTTAGGCAGCGGAAAACCAGCAATAACAACTATCTCAGGGATTCCCCAGGGGTTCTGCATATTCTATCCTTATATCGTCTTGTGGTGAGAGTAATCGGGTAAAAGTGGGATTTTTCCTAATGGCTTCTGGTACGACAATTAAACAGATTTTCTCACCAGATAAACTGTACACAGGCATATTTACAGGTAGTCCAGATGTGAAATAAGCCGCACCACAAATCAAGTGATCTGAGCGCAGCTTACAATTAATCAACGCTACTGTATGTCCGGTTGAGTGGAGGCATTTATGCAATGTCATCTATTAGGAAATAGTTACAGTTGTCGGGGGTGTATAGAAATAGCTATCACCTTGGATCTGTGCGCTACAACTGAAAGCCCGTTTTTCCTGAACTGGGTTTTGAGGTGATGCCGATTCAAGTAAGGCTACACCCTCATGGGCTTCACCGCTTGGGAATGCCAGCCTAAAATAAAACTCACGCCCAGCAAAAGCGTCTTGATGAGCAATCTTCCGAAGAATGCCACCGCCTAGGTCTCCATAGACTAGGTTGAAGTCTAAAGCCATTGTCTTGGCATTACCTACCGTCACTTTTTCCATGCCTAAGCCACTTAAATAATTAGTGGTGTCGGAGTTTTTTATCTGGGGTGTAATGGTAGCGTTTGTACACCCTGCGACGAACACAAGGGCTTTAGTTGTTGCAGTTGCCGCGCTGGCAACTGAGGCTGATAGCGGCAAGGTGTGGATTGACGTTGCAGCAGCGGCAGCGCGATTACTGACTGTCACTGTGGTACTTCCGAAGGTTAGGATAGTCCCAGCATCCAACGCCACTGGCAAGGCTGCCACATTAATAGATTCCGCGCCAGATAGTGCAGATGCAGAGGTGGTGATTGTGTAGGAGGGCGGTGTTCTAGAACTGATAACAATGTTGCCGACTGTTTGCGTGGGTAATTCACCAATCTGGAAGGTAATTCCCAGCGTAGTTTCAACAACTGAGGGGCGGGCAATAACTAAAGGCATAGGATGTATTTATATGACTGCCTTTAGTTTTCCCTTTTTAAATATTTAGGTAAGTGTCTGTTTCAACATTAAAATTACCTGTGTACCTGACGTTTTTAGTAACCCTCAAAACATTTACATGAGCTTTTATGGCAGTTGTGTAATCCATGCCTCCGCCAATAGTATGGGCATTGAATAAAGTTGTTTGACTTGCAAAGTTATTATTGTTGAAAGCTTGAACTACTCCATTAATGCAAAGATAGATAATAGTTGCTTGAGGAATTGTAGAATCTATGCAAGCGGCTAAATGATTGAAATCATTTACATAAGGTTG